CTGGAGTTCAGACGTGTGCTCTTCCGATCTGCTACGTTTTCGCGTGCGCAGGTATTGGGCGAATCGGTTTGGCGGGGGTTTGGTATGGATTCGCGGGGAGTTTGGCGGGAGTTCCGCGGGAGTCTCGCGGGCGTTTGGAAGGGGTTTCGCATGGGCGCGCGTGGTCCACAACCAAAGCCTTCAGCGTTGAAGTTGATCGCTGGCAATCCGAGCCGGCGGCCGATCGACACTCGCGAGCCGATCCCGGCTCCGATGAAGTCGCTCGAAGCGCCTCCGGAGATCCGCGAGCGAGCCGGCGCGGTCGCGATTTGGAACCGGCTCGTGCCGGATCTCGCCGAGTGTGGTCTCGCGAGGTCGGTCGATTGGCCGCTCTTGGTTCGCTACGTCCTCAAACTCGCGCGATGGTTGGAGATCGGCGAGGCGATCAACGGCGGCGGCGCGTCGAAGTCCAAGCCGGCGACGGATCGCCTCGGCTCGTGCTACGAAGTCGTCTCGGAGACGAGCGGTACGAAGTGGGTCGAATATCCATACGTGAAGGAATGGCGCACGCTCGACCGTGAACTCCGGCTCGACGAGCGACAGATCGGCATCTCGCCTTCGGCGCGATCGAGGATCACGGTCGGAACGGACTCGAAGACGGAGGACGATCTCCGTCGCGAGTTCTTCCGCGGCGGCGGCATGATCGCGCCGGCACAAGTCGACGAGGGCGAAGTCGAGGGGGCTTGATTGTCGCCAGCGTGGAAGATCCCGCGCGACGCGCCGCGATATGGCGACTACGCGTTCGATGCGAAGGGCGCCGATCGCGTCGTCCATTTTTTCGAGACGTACCTCCGACACTCCAAGGGCGAATTCGCCGGCCGGCTCTTCACGCTCGAAGAGTGGCAGCGCCGCGATATCCGCGAACTCTTCGGATGGCGGCACGTCGAGACGGGCTTCCGGCGCTACTCGACGGGATGGATCGAGATCCCTCGCAAGAACGGGAAGTCGACCGAGGCGGCCGGGCTCGGGCTCTACCTCTTGACGGCCGACGGTGAAGCGGGTGCGGAGGTCTACTCGGCGGCGGCCGATCGCGAGCAGGCGTCGGTCGTCTTCCGCGAGGCTTCATCTATGGCGATGAAGTGTCCGGAGATCTCCGAGATGGCGGAGGTCCAGACGAAGGCGATCATCATTCCGGAGACGCTCTCGGCGTATCGGTGTCTCAGCGCCGACGCCGGCACGAAGCACGGTCTCAATCCGCACGGGATCATTTTCGACGAGGTTCACACTCAGCCGACGCGCGACCTTTGGGACGTTCTCACGACGGGCACGGGCGCACGCCGGCAACCTCTCACGCTCGGCTTCACGACGGCCGGTCACGATCGGAACTCGATCGCCTACCAGTTGCACCAATACGCGATCAAGGTCCGCGACGGGATCATCGACGACCCGTCGTTCTATGTCTCGATCTATGCCGCGAGTCCGGAAGACGATTGGAAGGATCCGGCGACGTGGCGCAAGGCAAACCCCAACCTCGGCGTCACGATCTCCGAGGAATATCTCGCGCGTCAGTGCAAGATGGCGCAGGAGATCCCGGGGTATGAGAATACCTTCAAGCGTCTTCATCTCAACATATGGACGGAGCAAGAAACGCGATGGCTCTCGATGGAATCGTGGGACGCGTGCGACGGGCAACTCGCCGACTTGCGGGAACTCGCCGGCCGCAAGTGCTACGTCGGTCTCGACCTCTCTCAGACGACGGACATTACGGCCGCGGTTCTCGTCTTCCCTAGGCCGGACGGAACTCTCGACGTCGTCCCGAGGTTCTACGTTCCGCGCGACAATGCGGACAAGCGGGCGCGGCGTGATCGAGTTCCGTACCCGACGTGGATCGCTCAGGGATTCATCCGCGCGACCGATGGCAACGTGATCGACTACGACGTGATACGCGACGACTTGATCGACCTCGACGCGCAGTTCGATGTCCGCGCGGTGTGCTACGACCCTTGGTCGGCGATGCAGATCGCGATTCAGTTGGAGCGGGAGGGGCTCCCGGTCTTTCCAGTCCGGCAAGGCTTCGGGTCGATGAGTGCGCCGTCGAAGGCGCTAGAGGGTCTCGTCCTCTCCCGGCGGATCCGGCACGGCGGAAACCCGGTCCTTCGTTGGATGATCTCCAACGCGGCGATCGAGATCGACGCGGCCGGCAATATCAAACCCTCGAAGCGCAGGTCGACGGAGCGCATCGACGGCGTCGTCGGGCTAATAAACGCGCTCTCGCGGGCTACTCTTCCGGGCGAAGGGGAATCGGTGTACGAAGGCCGCGGGATCATCACACTATGAGCGTGATACAGGCAATCCGGCGCGTGGTTCGCGGCAACTCGACGAGGTCCGAGTCTCGGGCTCTATCCGTGTCGAGGACGGGCGGCGGGATCACGTCGACGCTCGCGAGCGTTCCGAGTTGGCTTGAGCGCCTACTCATCGGATCGAACGTCGACGACGGCGAGACCGGCGGGATGGACATCTCCGAGGCGACCCAACTCCAGATCTCGACCGTCTTCGCTTGTATCCGGAACATTTCGGACGACGTCGCGAAGTTGCCTCTTCACGTCTACCGGATGCGCGACCGAGGTCGCGAGCGCGTTCGCGATATGCCGCTTCTTCGCGTCCTCGCTCGACCCAATCCCGACATGACGGCGTTTACGTTCCGCGCCGTTCTCACAGCGCACGCGATTGGATGGGGCAACGGCTACGCCGAGATCGTCCGTCTCGGCAATGGCCGGCCGGCGGAGTTGTGGCCGATGCTCCCGGATCGCGTCACGATCCAGCGTCGCGCCGACGGCTCGATCATCTACGTCTACGCCAATCCGTATACAGGTCGACAGGTCACTCTCGAATCGGACGACGTCCTTCACATCATGGGGCCGAGCCTCGATGGTTTCGCTGGGCTCTCGATCGTTCAATACGCGCGGCGGTCGATGGGGATCTCCGCGGCGTCGGAGCGGTTCGGCGCTTCGTTCTTCGGGAATTCGTCGATGCCTCGCGGCGTGTTGGAGCATCCGGCGAGACTCAATAAAGAGGCGTCGAAGACGCTCCGCGATTCATGGGAAGAGATCCACAAGGGGGCGGCCAACGCGAACAAGATCGCGATTCTCGAAGAGGGAATGAAGTTCCACGCGATCACGATCCCGCCCGAGGACGCGCAGTTCTTGGAGACGCGCCAGTTCCAGATTCCGGAAATTTGTCGGTGGTATCGGATGCCTCCGCACAAGGTCGCGGATCTCTCGAAGGCGTCCTACTCGAATATCGAACACTCCAACATTGACTACGTGACGGACACGCTCTTCGCGTGGCTCGTGCGATGGGAGCAGGAGATCGAGCGGAAGTTGCTCATGCAAGGCGAGCAAAGCCTCGACGTCGAGCATCAAACGCGGGCGCTACTCCGCGGCGATCACAAGGCGAGGAACGAGGCGCACGCCGTGGGCCGTCAATGGGGATGGCTCTCGGCGAACGATGTCCGCGACGTCGAGGGCGATCCACTCATCCCGGAAGAGAAGGGCGGCGACGTGTACCTCGTGCCGGCGAATATGCAAAACTCCGCGAAGATCGTCGACGCTCCGGCTCCCGATCCGACTCAGGCGGGAGCGCCGACGGCGAATCCCGTTCCGGCGTCGCCGGCCGTTCCGACTCCGTCGGCGCAGGCGGTGCGAGCGGTCGCGGTCGCGACGGCGCAAAGGTCTATCGCGCGTCTCCGTCGCGTCCAGAATGAGCGGCTCGCGACGGCCGCTCGCAAGGGCGAGCCTCGCGAGTGGATCCTCGGCTTCTCGACGAAGGCTCGCGACGAGATCGCGGCCGAACTCGCGACGGAGATCCGGGCGATCGCCGCGTCGATGTCGAAAGAGGTCGACGTCGATCGGCTCTCACGCGAGGCGGCGTCGGTCCTCATCGCGACGGCGACGCTTACGCTCGGCGAGGATTGGCGCGAGGACATCGAAGCGAAGACGCGGGCGCTCGGCGAGCGTGTCGCCGAGGACGCGGCCGCGTGGTTGGAGTTCGTCGAGCGGAGGATCAGGCAATGAGCATCGAACTACGGGCGATGCCCGAGAAGATCGAGGTCCGGGCGGCCGGCGATAAGCGGACGGTGTCCGGCTATGCCGCTCGCTTCGACGTGAAGTCCGGCGTGATCGCCGGATCATTCCGCGAGATCATTCGTCCCGGCGCGTTCCGCGAGACGCTCGCGAACAACGCGGACGTGGTTCTCACGGTGAATCACGACGGCGCTCGCCTCTTGGCGCGGACCAAGAGCGGGACGCTCCGTCTCCGCGAGGACAAGGTCGGGCTTCGCTTCGAGGCGGATCTCCCCGATACGTCGCTCGCTCGCGACGTCGGCGTCCTCGTCGAGCGTGGAGACCTCGACTCGATGTCTTTCGCGTTCACGAAGACGCGCGACGCTTGGGGCGAAGACGACGACGGGATCCCTCTCCGCGAGTTGCTCGCCGTGAATCTCCGCGACGTCACGATCACGGCAACGCCGGCATATCCCGATGGGACGAGCGTCTCGGTCCGCGAGAGCGAGCCGGCGCTCGTCGAGTTGCGGGAGTGGAAGAGCGGCCGGGCGGCGGAGTCGATCAAGTCGAAGGAGCGGCGTCTTCGCTTGGCGAACGCGGCAATGCGGATCGGATAGACTTAGACGTCGCGGAGATCCTTCGATCGTCGCGGCGAGTTGCGGAGAGTCGGCGTCCATCGACGGCGGCGCGACGCTTGGGGCTTTGCAGGGATCGCAAACGGAAGGGCTCACAATGGCGACGATTCAGGAACTCAGGGAGAAGCGGGCGTCTTCGTACACGGCGGCGAGGGCGATTCTCGACAAGTCGAAGGCCGAGAAGCGTGAGATGTCGGCGGAGGAAAACCAGTCCTACGACGCGGCGATGAGCGACTTCGACAAGGCGACGGACGAGATCGCGAAGATCGAGAAGCGGGAGACCGCGGAGAAGCGCCTCGCCGACGCCGAGAAGATCCTCGGCGAGAAGTCGGAGTCGCGGACTCGCGACGGCGCTCGTCCCGGCGACAATCCGGGCGACGGCGGCGCGGAGCGTCGCGAGGTCTCTTGGCGTCTCGCGAACGGCGAAGATCGCCGGATCGCGATCGAGGGCCGACGCGCGACGAAGGAATATCGCAGCGCCTTCGAGTTGTACCTTTCGAGCGGCGTCGCTCGCGGGCTCGACGTCAAGGAAGAGCGCGCTCACTCGGCCGACTCGATGGTCGACGGCGGCTATCTCGTCGCGCCGATGCAGATGATGGCGTCGATCTTGAAGGGCGTCGACAACCTCGCCGTGGTTCGCCAGTTCGCGACCGTGATCCAGATTCCGACGGCGCAGTCGCTCGGCGTTCCGACGATGACGTCCGACGTTTCGGATCCGGATTGGACGAGCGAGATCGAGACGGGCTCGGCCGATACCTCGCTGAAGTTCGGCCGTCGCGAACTCAGTCCGACGCCGCTCGCGAAGCGGATCCTCATCTCGCGGAAGTTGCTCCGCATGAACTCCGGCGTCGAGGGCTTCGTCGCCGGCCGGCTCGCGTACAAGTTTGGCATCGCCGAGGAAAACGCGTTCCTCACCGGGCACGGCGCGAATCAGCCGCTCGGACTCTTCACGGCGAGCGCCGACGGCATCTCGACGGGCCGCGACGTCGTCACGGGCTCGACGACCGCGATCCTCGCCGACGGTCTCATCGACGCGAAGTACGCGCTCAAGGCCCAGTATTGGGTCCGGCCGTCGACGCGTTGGCTCTTCCATCGTGACGCGATGAAGCAGATTCGGAAGTTGAAGGGCTCCGACAATAACTACCTTTGGGTGCCGGGGCTCACGGCCGGCGAGCCGGATCGCATCCTCGACATCCCCTACATTGTCTCGGAGTACGTTCCCAACACGTTCACCACCGGGAAGTATGTCGGGCTTCTCGGCGACCTCTCGTTCTACTGGATCGCCGAGGCGATGTCCTTTGAGATCCAGCGCCTCAACGAGTTGTACGCGCTCTCGAATCAGGTCGGCTTCATCGGCCGGCAGGAACTCGACGGGATGCCGGTTCTCGAAGAGGCGTTCGTCCGCGTGAAGACGTCCTAAGCGTCGTCGCGGTGTAGTGTCGCGGGCGATCGTCGCCGGCGACTTCGCTCGGTTCTCGCGTTCTCTTGGTCCATCGTGGAGCGGAGCGAACTCCGCGAGTGTCTCGCTCCGCTCCACTTCACAAGTTCGGAGGTTCTCGAATGGATCTCTCCCTCGTCTCCAATGTCGCGATCGACCGCGTCTCGAACGCCGTCGCCGCGGGCACGTCGGACATCAACTCGACGGGCGTCGATATGCAGGGCTTCGAGACGGCGGCGTTCGTCGTCGCGTTCGGAACGATCACGGGCTCGGCGGTGACGTCGATCCAGATCGACCACTCGGACGATAACTCGTCCTACGCGGCCGTCGCCGGCTCGAAGGTCACGGTGCCCGATACGGCGTCCAACAAGATCGCCGTCGTCGAGGTCGTCCGTCCGCTCAAGCGGTACGTGCGTTGCACGGTCGACCGCGGCACGGCGAACGCCGTCGTCGACTCGATCGTCGCCGTTCGCTCGAAGGCGAAGACGGCTCCCGTCTCGCAGGGCTCGACTCACGCGGCGACGCCGACTCAGATCGTCGGCTCGACCAGCGGCACGCCGTAAGGCATACTCGATGCGCCGGCTCTTCCCGGGCCGGCGCTTCATTCAACCATCGGAGGCTCGATCATGGCGAAGACTGTCCGCGTCCAATACCTCACGCTCTCGGCCGGTCCGGAGGGCGTCCGTCGCGTCGGCGAGATTCACGAGGTCCCGGAGGCCGAGGCGAGGGCGCTCATCGCGGCGAGGTCGGCCGTCGAGGTCGCGTCTCCCGTGAAGCCTCGCGTCGCCGCGGAGCGGGCGGCGAACGAGCAAGCCGAGGCCGAGGCGAAGGCGAAGGCGAAGGCCGATGCGGAAGCGAAGGCGAAGGCCGATGCGGAAGCGAAGGCGAAGGGGTAAACGATGAGCGTCTCGACGAGGATCACGGCCGCGACGGACTATCCCGTCTCGCTTGACGAGACCAAGGTCCACTTGCGGCTCGATCCATCCGTCGGGAACGCCGAGGACTCGCACGTCTCGGCGCTCATCGCGGCGGCGACGTCGGAACTCGAAGAGTTCACCCGTCGCCGATTCATGCCTCAAACTTGGGAGGATCATCTCGACGGGTTCGCCGACGAGATGGTCCTCGAAGTCTCTCCCGTCGCGAGCGTCCTCTCGGTTTCGTATGTCGACGTCGAGGGGTCCGTCCAGACGCTCGACACGAGCGTCTATAGCGTGAGTTCGCAGTCGGGCGACAATCCACGCCGGGCGATCGTCCGGCTCGCCTACGGTCAGGCGTGGCCGGCTACGCGGGACGAGCCGGAGTCCGTCCGGATCCGATACGTCGCCGGCTATGCGAACGCGGCCGCGGTGCCGGCTCCGCTCCGCGCCGCGATCTTGCTTCGGGTTGGGGATCTCTACTCCAACCGAGAAGATACCGTCACGGGGACGATTGCCTCGCCGCTCCCGCGTGGCGCCGAGTTGCTCGCGAGGCCGTTCCGACTTTGGGAGTTCGTCTAATGCCGACCGATCTCAATCAAAACGACCAACCCGGGCTTGTCGGACCTTGCGAACATGCCGCGGCGATCACTCCGAATGATTCGACCGATCTCACAGTGACGACGCGGGCGATCTATGTCGGCGGCGGCGGCGGCATCGTGATCGTTACAAAGGGCGGTGAAGAGGTCACTCTCGCGGGCGCGGCGGCCGGAAGCGTCCTTCCGGTTCGCGTTGCTCGCGTGAAGTCGACGGGGACGACCGCGACGAACCTCGTCGCTCTCTGGTGAACCGATGGGCGCACGAGCCGGCCAGTTCGATCGACGCGTGACGCTCCGGCGTCCGTCGGAAGTCGTCGACGAGTTCGGCGGCCGGCGGACGGTGTACGTCGACGCGGCGACCGTTTGGGCTCGTCGCATGCCGGCCGGCGGCGGCCGCTCGGTTCCGACCGACACGCCGACCGCGGCGTCGAGCGTGGTCTTCGAGATCCGCTTCGTCGCCGGCGTCGGTCCGCGATGGGTCCTCGTCTACGAGGCGGCCGAGTATGAGATTGTGAACGTCGAAGAGGGCAAGGCTCGGCGAGAGACGCTCATCCTCTCGACCGTCGCGAGGGACACGGGCGCGGGGGCTCGATAGATGGCGTCGATAAACGACTCGGTCCTTGTGAACTTCCGCGGCGTGAGAGACTCGCTCGCGTCGCTCCCGGGCAAGGTCGCGAAAAAGGTCGCGCGTCAGGCGGTGTACGCCGGGGCGAAAGAGATCCGCGACGCCGCTCGCGCTCGGGTCCCGGTCGATACCGGCGCGCTCAAGGCGAGGATCGTCGTCAAGAATGGCGAGCCTAAGCCGGGCAAGTTCGCGGCGCACGTCGGCATTGCCAAGGGCATCTATGCCAAAGGCAAGATGGCCGGGAAGAATCCGCGTCGATACGCGCATCTCGTCGAGTTTGGTACGCCGTCGGCTCCGGCTCAGCCATTCCTTCGGCCGGCGCTCGACGCGGCCGCGGAGGACTCGATCGAAGTCGTCGCGTCTTTCATGCGGAAGGGGATCGCGAAAGAGATCGACGAGGGGCGGAGGGGCCAGCGATGATCGAGGCGGCGATCGTTTCGCTTATCAATGCCGGCGACGCGAAGGGGATCATCGGCGGCCGCGTCTATCCTGTCCTCGCTCCGGACGACGTCCAAAAGCGAGGCGATACGTTCGTCGTCTACGAGCGGATCTCCCGGGCTCCGGCGCATACGACGCGAGGTCCGTCCGGGCTTGCGTGGGGACGCGTCGAGGTTCGGGTATGGGCGAAGACGTTCGCCGACGCGAAGCGGGCGTCGGACTTGATCCGCGATGGTCAGTCGAGCGCCGGTCTCGACGGGTTCTCGGGAGTCGTCTCGATCGTCGTCGAGGGAGTCGCGAGGTCGGTCGACGTGAACTCGATCCTCAGCGCCGACGAGCGCAACCTCGCGGATACCGAGTTGAAACTTTTCGGCGTCTCGACCGACTATCTCGCGTGGTACCATGAACGGTGATCGGTTCGATTCGAGGACTCACTAGGAGGCTTTGCACATGGCGACGAGCGCACGGTCGGGTTTCGGCTCGCTCTTGAAGCGAGGCGACGGCGGATCTCCGGAGGTCTTTACGACGGTTGCCGAGGTCGTCGACATCGGCGAGGTGTCGATCACTCAGGCGACGGCTGACGCGACTCACATGGAGAGCAGCGGGCGCTTCATGGAGAAGATTCCGACGCTCTTGGAAGCGGGCGCGGTGTCGGTCATTCTGAACTATCTCCCGGGCGATTCGACCCAGTCCTCGCTTCGCGCGGACATGATCGCCGGCGTCTCGCGCAACTTCCAGATCACAATCCCGGGCTCGTCCAAGGTGATCGCGTTCGCGGCGCTCGTGACGAAGGCCGGCCCGACCATCACGCACGATGGCAAAATGACACAGACGATCGAACTCACGCCGACGGGCGTCCAGACGTTCGGCTAATCCGCGGCCGGTTCCGCTCGCCTCTTGGAGTTCTAGACGATGCCTCGTCCTCGCATCACGATCAAACTCATCGACGCCGAGATCGTCGTTCCGTTCGGTCCTCGCACGCTCGCGAAGATCGAGCGCGAGGTCGGTATGTCTTCGTTCGAACTTGGGAACGCGTTCAAGGATCCCGAGAAGGCGAGGTATTTCGATCTTGGGATGCGGCTCGTCGTCGGCGCGATCCGCGCCGTCCATCCGGAATGGACGGAGGAAACCATCGACGAGCGTCTTCCCGAGGGCGCGTTCATGGAGATTGTCGGCGACATCGCGAACGCATGGGCCGAGGCGATCTCGCAGATCTCCGGGCCGGTCGTCGAGGCGGCCAGCGGCGCAAACCCTACGACTCCCGAGGCGACGGCTTCGCAGTCCGCGACTTGATCGCGTGGGCTCGTGTCGAACTCGGGATGCGCTCGGACGAACTCGAAGCGATGGAGATCGACGAGATCGCCGACCTTGTCCGCGCGTGGCGTGATCGCGAGGCTCGGGAGGATCTTCGCTTCGGCGTCCTCGCCGCGTCGATCGTGAACTCGATCCCGTTCCGCGGCGGCGATCCGATTCACCCGTCGGCGATCTTCCCGACGATACCATCTCCGGCGAAGTCGCCGCGAGATCTCCGCGACAAAGTATCGCGGTTCGCGCGCAGTCTCGGGATTGATATCGAGGGCTAGCAATGAGTCGAAGTCTCGGCGTATTGCGGCTCGACCTCGTCGCTCTCACGGGCAAGTTCGATGCCGGCATCAACAAGGCCGTCTCTTCGCTCAGCAAGTTCCGGGCGACGGTCGGTCGTGTCGCTGGCGCGGCGGGCTCGGTCGTCTCGAAGATGGGGAGCGCGTTCTCGGCGGTTCGCTCGTCGGTCCTCTCGCTCTCTGGCGCGGTCGCGGCGATGGCGGCCGTCGTCGGCGGCGCGAAGTTAGCCGGCGCGTTCAATGCCGCGGCGGAAGAGGTCGACAACCTCGGGAAGAAGTCTCGTGTCCTCGGGCTCAGCGTGGAGCAACTCAGCGCGCTACGTCTCGCGGCCGGCGAGAGCGGCGTCGAGTTCGACACGCTCTCGAAGATGGTCGGCAAGGCGCAAAAAAATATCGCCGAGTTCGCGAGGACTGGGCGCGGCGAGGCGGGCCAAGCGCTCGCCGATCTCGGCGTCGAGATCTATGGCGCCGGCGGCGGTCTCCGCGACATCAATTCGATGCTACCGGACATCGCTCGCGCCTTCGAGGGGATCACGAGCGAGGGCGAGCGGCTCGATATGGCCGAGGCGATCTTCGGTCGCGCCGGCGGCGAGCAGTTCGTCCAATGGATCGAGGACTCCGGCGGATTCATGCAGAATCTAGCCGACCAAACCGAGCGAGCGTCGCGGCTCGGCGTCCTCTTCAATGAGTCGCAATTCCAACGGTTGAAGGGATATCGCGACGCGGTCGGCCGGATCTCGCAGGCGTGGCTTGGGATCCGCGTCCGTCTAATGACAGAGATAGCGCCGGCGCTGACATCGCTCGCGAATCAGGCGGCCGAGGCGTTGGCAAAGGTCGGCCAGTTCGGCGCAAACCTCGCGAGCGTGGTCGTCGCCGCGGTCGGCGAAGAGGTCGAGTACGGCTCGCAATTCGTGGCGAGGGAGTCGCTCCGTCACGTCGTCGAGAGTGCGCTCGGCGTTCTATGGGCCGAGGTCTCGACGCGTCTACGCGTCTTCGTCGCGCGTGTGTGGGCGTTCGCGAAGGGGCTCATCGTCTCGGCGCTTGGCGACTTCGGCGATTGGATCACGACCGCGGGCGAAGACGTCGGCGGGTTGCTTGGCGAAGTCTTCGGGACACTTTTCGCGAAGATCGGAGAGGCGTCGAAGTGGCTCGGGTCGAAACTCTCCGCGGCCGGTTCGTTCCTCGGCGATAAGTGGGCGCAGGCCGGCGAAGAGGTCGCGGCGTTCGCGGCCGAGATGGAGGGCGCACGGGCTACGGCGTGGGCCGTCTTCCGTAGCGCCGCGGACGATATCGAGATGCTCGGCGAGCGGTATCGCTCGCTCCGCGACGACGCCGACGGCTACACCGATGCGGCCGGCCGTGTCGCCGGTGCCGCGGGGAAGGTCGCGTCCGCATGGGATAAGGCGTTCGCCGGCGCTCGCGGTGCGTGGAAGGATCTCTCCGCGGAGGCAAACGATTTTGCCGGGCTCGGCCGCGATGTCTTTACGACCTTTGCTCGCGGCGTGAGTGGGGACCTCGCGTCGGCCGTCGCGAAGGGCGAGGCGTCGTTTCGGAACTTTGGTCGGACGGTCCTCGGGATCTTCGCCGACATCGGCCAAAAGATCACAGAGACGATTCTTCAGTTCTTCATTATGCGAGCGATCACGGGCGCGCTTGGCTCGGCGTTTGGCTCGTCGCCGGCGTCGGCTCCGGTTCCCGGCGACCCGAACTTCATCGGGCCGATTCAACCTCAAGCGCTCGCCGCGGATGGCGGCGTATTCGGCGGCGTGGGCGGCGCGTCCGGCGTTCTCGGAGGTCCGTCGGCGTTCACGTTCGGCCGCAAGATCGGCGTCGCTGGCGAGGCCGGGAAAGAGGCGGCGTTTGCGCCGCTCCGGAATATCGGCGGTGAACTCGGCGTGAAGTCGATTCCCGGCGACGTAACGGTCCAAGTGATCGACCAACGCGCAAGCGGCGAGCGGCCGACGGTTCAATCTCAAACCGGGAGCGATGGTCGAAAGATGATCCGTATCCTTATCCGCGACGAGATCTCGAAGGCGATCGGCGAGGGCTCTCTCGATAAGCCTCTCGCGGCGAACTTCGGGCTTCGTCGCGCGGGGACTCGTCGATAATGGCGGACACGGTCTTCCCTATCTTGCTCACGCGAAAGCCTCTCGTGTCGGCGCTCACCGAGTCGCCGGCGAAGGCGGTCGTTCGGTCGGATATGGACGCGGGTCCGGCGATCGTGCGCCGTCGATTCACTGGAGAGAATCCGACCTTCGCCGTCGAGTTGCAACTCACGCGGTTGGATCTCGCTCTCTTTCACGAGTTTTATACGGTCACGACCAAGGCCGGCTCGCTTTCCTTCGAGTGGATCCATCCTCGCACTGGCGCGGTAGCGGACTTCCGCTTCCTCGAAGGGCCGCAATACCGGCCGCTCGCTCCGCGTGGAACGGGCTCGGAGTGGTGGGTCGCGTCTTTCCCGGTCGAGATCCTTCCGGGTGTCGACGTCGATATCGACCCTCCGACCGACGATCCTCCGGCCGGCGGCGTGGCCGGCGGCACGGCCGGCGAGATGGCGATCGTTCTCGCGGCGATCGAGGGAGACGACGAGTATCCGGTCGAGTTTGCGTTCATTCATCCGGCGATCTTCGAGGCTCCGGCGGCCGAGCCGGACTTCGTCCATCCGCTCCCCTACGGCGCATCTCCGATGGACTACTACGACGAGGCGTTCGACGAAGAGATCGCGTATGGGCCAGCGATGGCGGTCTACGAGGTGAAGACGGATACGGGCGGGATCTCCGAACTTCCGGGCGAAGACTTCCCGGGCGGGTCTACTACCATTGGCTTGCCTTGGAAACCTTGGTTCAATTTCCCAACGTCGTAGGAGTGTCTCATCATGGCAGGAACGCGCGCGGCGGTGAATAGCGGAGCGGTCGCGACGGGGTCGACTCAGACGAAGACGATCCTCTCGCTCACGGCGTCGGCGAATGTCGCCATTGTCGCCGACTTGATCTCGATCTCTTTCAATGGCACGAGTCCGACGGCCGGGAAGATTCTCGTCGAGGTCCTCCGCTCCGCGACGAGCGGATCGGGCGGCACGAACAACCCTCCGGTCAAAATGAACGCGTCGGACTCCGAGTCGATCCAAGCGACCGCGAAGTCGGCGTATACCTTGGGCTCGCCAATGACAGGGACGACGATCGCAAACGAGTACGTCCATCCGCAGCAGGGGTACACGATGCCCATCGGATCCGGCGGCTTGAAGATCAAAGCCGGCGAGACGGTCGCGATCAACGTCACGGCTCCGGCCGATGTCTCGTGCGTTGCTCGAATCCAATTTTGGGAGTAGTCGCCGTTGCCGCGGACGATCTCAGCCGAGGCGAGGGCGGCGATCTTCGCCCAACAGACTGGCGAGGTCTTCGTCGTATTGCTCGACTTGGAGCATCCGGCGTTTACTTCGCCGGTTCGCGTTTGCTCCGACAATCGGCGAGTGGTCTCCGGCGGCTATGCCTACGACCCTTTCCCCTTCGACATCACGCTTCCGGACGAGACCGAGGACTCGCCTCCGAGGGTCTCGCTTCGGATCGACAATGTCGATCGACGGATCGTCTCGGAGATCCGGCGCGTCTCGGGCGCTCCGGTTCGCGTCGTCGTCCGCGTGGTCCTCGCGTCGTCGCCGGACACGGTCGAGGCCGGTCCCTTCGAGTTCGCTCTTCGTGACGTCACATACGACGAGCAAGCGGTCGAGGGGACGCTCATGTACGAGGACCTTCTCAACGAACCATTCCCGGCGGACTCTTTCACGCCGGCGAGGTTCCCGTCGCTCTTCTAAGGTTCGGCATGGAAAAGCGTCCGGCTTGGGTCGCGAACTACATCGGGGTTCCGTATCGCGACCGCGGCCGCGATCGCGACGGCGTCGATTGTTGGGGGCTCGTGCGCCTCGTCTATGCCGAGCGGTTCGGCGTGGTCCTTCCGGACTTCATCGGCGGATACGCGAGCGCCGAGGACTACGCCAGCGTTGCGCCGCTTATCAGTGACGAGGCGGCGTCTCCGCGATGGAAGCAAGTCGAGCGGCCGTCGATCGGCGACGTCGCGGCGTTCCGGATCCTCGGGCACGTCGGGCACGTCGGGCTTCACGTCGGCGGCGAGCGGATGATCCATGCGATCGCCGGCGCTAACTCGGTCGAAGAGACTTGGTCGTCGCCGCTCTGGGCTCCGCGCCTCGTCGGGTGGTATCGCTACGCCGGTCCGGTGAATCTCCGGACGAGGTCGTCGATCTTCACGGGCGAGGCGACGGCGGCCGAGGTTCCCGAGGGATCGACGCTCTCGGAGATGATCGCCTCGCAAGGCGTCGACGTCGAGACTCCCGGGCTCCGCGTCTACGTCGGCGATCGCGAGGTCCGGCGGGGCTTGTGGGCCAGCGTTCGCCCAAAGGCCGGCCGGAGGGTAACGGTCGCGGTCGTCCCTCTCGGCGGCGGCGGAGGGGCAAAGACGGCGCTCCGGGTGGTTCTCACGCTCGCCGTCGTCGTCGCTTCGATCTATCTCGGGCCGGCGGCGGCCGGCTTGGCGCTCGGCGTGAACGTCGCCGCGGTGACGGCGACTCAGGCGGCCATTGCGACGGCCGCGATCGGGCTCGCCGGGACGCTCGCGATCAACGCGCTTATCCCGCCACCGAGCGCCGACCTCTCGGCCGGCGCGGATCTCATCTCGCCGACGATCGCCGGCGCTGGCAATGAGACGCGGAAGTATTCGCCGATCCCGGTCGTCCTCGGCCGTCACAGGGTCGTTCCCCCCTACGGCGCGAGGCCGTATACCGAGGCCGTCGGATCCGACCAATACCTCCGGTGCCTCTTCGTCGTCGGCTACGGGCCGCTTGATATCTCCGACTTCCGGATCGGCGAGACCTCGATCGACGAGTTCGATGGCGTCGAGATCGAGGTCCGGAACGGCTATCCAACCGACGAGCCTCATCGTCTCTACCCGAACTCCGTCTTCGAGGACTCGCTCTCGGTCCTCTTGAAGTCGGTCGACGGGTGGACGGTGCGGACCTCGCGCGTCGGCGCGTCGGAGATCTCCGTCGATATCACGTTCCCGTCGGGCGTGGCCGAGGTCAATTCGGACGGGTCTCGATCGAGCCGGACGGTCGCGGTCGAGGTCGAGTATTCGCCGACGGGTCTCGATCAATGGGTCGGCGTGAACTACTCCGCGCCGAGCGACGCGCGGGCGATGGACGTCCTCTTCCGCGAGCCGGACGTCGATCAAGTCGCGACGGGCAAGGCGAGCGGGCGTGTCGCGTGGTCGACCGTTGGCGCGTTCCCCGACGCGGCTCCGGACTTCGTTCCGACGGCCGGCCGGTTCTCGATCGAGTGTCGCGGATGGATCAAGATCGACGAGGCCGGCGAGTATCGCTTCGGCGTCGATGCTTCGGGTCCGGTCGACTTGACGATCTCCGGCGCGACGGTCGCGGCGTGGTATGGGCTCCACGCGACGGCCGGCGAGTTCGATTCTCACTCCGGCGCGGTGACGCTCGCAAGAGGCCAGTATCCGTTCGTTCTTCGCTTCGAGGCTCGCGACGCCGCGGCCGCTTCGCTGGCGTTCGGATGGCGCAGGCCGGGCGGCTCGTGGGAGTTCGTTCCGGTCGGGTCGATTTACGAGAGCGCTATCGGCCAATCCGGGCCGGACTATTCCTATCGCGTCTTCGATACCAGCGGCTACGGCTCGTCGATCATCGTTGAGGGAGAGTCGACGGAGCAAGTCCGGCGGACGCTCTCTTGGGCGGTTCCGGTCGGTCAGTATGACGTGCGCGTTCGTCGCGTCACTCCGGACACGGACTCGGACTCGATCCTCGACGGGTCGTATTGGACGGCGCTCCGGACGATCACGCCGGCGAATCCGATCCGGATCTCCGGGCTCGCGACGGTCGCGGTTCGCATCAAGGCAACGGATCAATTGAACGGCGTCCTCGACTCTTTCAGTTGCTTAGCCGAGAGCGTCGTCGACGACTACGACGCGGACTCTGGCGAGTGGGTGAAGCGAGCGACGAGGAATCCGGCGTCGCTCTATCGCGCGGTGTTGCAGCATCCCGGGAACCGGCGGCGAGTCGGCGATCATCGGATCGACCTCGCGACGCTCGCCGAGTGGCATACGGAATGCGCCGCGAAGGGATTCACATTCGACGCCGTCTACGACTTCGGCGGGACGGTCTTCGAGCGGCTCTCACAAGTCGCGTCACTCGGCCGCGCGTCCTTCACGATGACAGACGGCCGCTTCTCGGTCGTCCGCGATCGACCCGGTCTCTCGCCGGTCCAGATCTTCACGCCGCGAAACTCGCGAGGGTTCCGCGGCCGTCGCTCATTCCCCGACGTCCCGCATGCGCTCCGTGTCCGGTTCCTCAATGCCGACGTCGGGTATCAGCAGGACGAGCGCACGGTCTACGCCGACGGATACGACGAGACGAACGCGACCGAGTTCGAGTCGATCGAACTCTTCGGGTGTACCGACGCGGCGCTCGCGTGGAAAATTGGCCGATACTACATCGCGGTCGCGCAGTTGCGGCCGGAGACCTACGAGATCGACGTCGCGGCGGAGCATCTCGTTTGTACGCGAGGCGACGTCGTCCTCGTGAATCACGACGTCCCTCTCTTGGGAACTCACTCCGGGCGCGTTCACCAGTTGATCGACGACGTCTCCGGCCGGCTCGCCGTCGTCGTCGCGGACGCGCCGGTCGAGATGGAAGAGGGCAAGTCCTACGCGATCAAGATCCGGCGGAGCGACGGGCAACTCGTCGCGGCCGACGTGCGCACGGACGCCGGCCAAACCGCGACGATCTATCTCGATCCTCCGCTCGCGATCGAGGCGCCTCGACCCAGTGTCGGCGATCTCTTCGCGTTCGGCGAGAGGTCGATCGAAACGCGCGAGTGCGTGATCCGCTCGATCGTTCCAAGGTCCGACCTCGGCGCGACTTTGACGCTCGTCGACTACGCGCCGGCGGTTCACTTCGCCGACGTCGGCGATATCCCCGACTACGACCCGGGGATCAACACTCCGCCGAACTACGACGCCGGTCCGTTCGCGCCGGTGATCGAGTCGATCCAGTCCGACGACTTCGTGATGATCCGCGACTCGGCCGGCGTTCTACGGCCGCGGATCGTCGCGAGGCTTCGCCGCGTCGCCGGCTCATCGCGGCCGACTCCGACTCACACTCAGGCGAGGATCCGCGAGATCATCTCCGACACGTCTCGCGGAGCGTGGTCCTATCGCCCGATCGTTCCGGCGGATGCCGCGGCCGTGGACTTCGTCGACGTCGAGGCCGGCCGGCTTTACGAGATCTCCGTCCGGTACATCTCCGCGGCCGGCGCATATAGCGCGTGGACGAGCGCCGATCACGAGGTCGTCGGCCAGTTGAGACCTCCGCCCGACGTCGTCTCTTTCGACGTCGTCCGGCTTGCCGACGGGACGAGGCGGTTCTCTTGGGTCCTCGGCGATATACCTCCGGACGTCGTCGGCGTGCGGATCAAGTACGCGCCGGCCGGCGTCTCGACCTCTTGGGACGCGATGTCGAATCTCGCGGCCGGCGGCGGTTACTTCGAGGGCGCGTCGCCGCTCGACCTCGCGGCTCCCGGCGCTGGCGAGTGGCGATTCGGAATCAAAATGGTGGACGCCGGCGGGCTCGAATCGGTGAACGCGATCTATGTCGAGCGATCACTCGGGCCGCTCCCGGCGGACAACGTCGCCGTTCTCATCGACGGCCGCTCCGAGGGATGGCCGGGCGATCGCGACTTTTGCGCCGTCGGCAACGCCGGCGAACTCTTCGCGCGTTCGCAGTCGACTTGGGCGACGCTCCCGTCGGAGTGGCGGAATTGGCGGACGTGGTCGTTCAATCCCTATCCGGCGATCTTCTATACCCATCCGACGATCGACGCCGGCTTCGTCTTCGACTTCGAGCCTCAGGCGATCGCGGTCGTCGCCGGCGATCAAGTCGCGACGATCGTCTTCGACTACTCCGAGGACGGCGAGAATTGGGCCGGGACGCTCGACGTCCGTCTCTTCGAGGGTCGGACGGTCCGCGCTCGATACGTCCGGTTCTCGGTCCGCGTGGAAGCGTCGAGCGCGAATCCCGTCGCGACGCTCTACGACTTGACGCTCATCCTCAAAGCGCCGACCGTCGACGAGGTGATCGACAATCTCTCGACGGCGCTCGCCGGCGACGGGTATCGGATCGGCGTCGGCCATATCTTCGCGCCGATCTCCGCGGCCATGTTCGCCGCGATCCGCTCGGTCTCGGTCTCATTCAACGGGACGGGCGCGGGATGGACGAGCGAGATCGTGAACAAGAATCTCACGCCCGGGCCGGAGTTGAAGATCTACAACGCCGACGGCGAGCCGGCCGACGCGACGATCGACATCGTCGTCCGCGGCATCCGGGGCGCCGACGGATCGACGACGCCGGCGAGGTTCGGCGTTCTACGCTTCTACCAGCGATCGAACGCGGTCTTCCTTGGAGTGATCTAGATGGCTCTCGACATCGTCGACGGGAACGGAGTCGCGAAGACAATCAAGACGACGCTCGACGGGAGCGATCACGTCGCGCATCATCGCGTCGACGCGGTCTCCGGCACGGTCGCGGCGACACAATCCGGCGCGTGGTCCGTCTCGATCACGGGCACGATGCCGGCGATCTCTCCCGGCACGGCCGCGGCGAATCTCGGCAAGGCCGAGGACGCGGCGCATACGAGCGGCGACGTCGGCGTCCTCGCGCTGGCGGTGCGGGCGGATGCGGCCGTCGCCAGCGTGAACGCGGCCGGCGACTACTCGCCGCTTCTCACCGATTCGACGGGCCGGCTCCACGCGAGCGCGATCGCGAACGCGGACGGGATCGGCGTCGGCGGGGCGGTCGCGGCCGTGAAGCGTGCGGCCGCGTCCGTCTCCGTCGGAACGGATCAAGCGATCGTCGCGGCCGTCGCGTCGAAGAAGATCCGGGTCGTCGGGCTCGTCGCGACGTCGAGCGCCGCGGCGACGTTCACGCTCAAAAGCAAGCCGGCCGGCGGCGGCTCGGCGATCTCGGCGGCGTTCTCTCTCGTCGCCGGCGTTCCGCTCGTCCTCTCGCCGTGTGCCTTTGGTTGGGCGGAGACGGTCTCAGGCGAGGGGCTCTCGGCGGACGTCGCGACGACGGCCGTCGCCGTCCAAGTGCTTTACGCGGAGGTCTAGTCGATGGCATGGCCAGCAACGCCGGGATTCGGGACGAGCAACCTCGACGCCGCGACCGACGATCCGTCGCTCGCGAGGGTCGACCTCAAGAATGCGCTCGACGACCTCTCGGACGTGATCGCCGGCCGGGGCGAGGCCGACGGCGTCGCGGCGCTCGACGCCGACGGGAAGGTCCCGTATACCTCGCTCCCGTTCGCTACGCCGATCCCCAAGGTCGTCGCGTGGCAAGTGGCGGGTTCCTACTCGTGGACGGTCCCGGCGGGTTGTAGGCGGATCCTCGTCGAAGCGTGGGGGGGCGGCGGCGGCGGCGGCTACTCGGCGTCCGCGACCTCGCACGCCGGCGGCGGCGGCGCTGGCGGCGGCGCTATGAAGGCGTGGGACGTCACTCCCGGCGATACGCTCGCGATCGTCGTCGGCGCTGGCGGGCAGGGCGGGCTTGGTCCGCTCGACGCGAACGGCGCGAACGGCGGGAACTCGACCGTCACGATCGGCGCGACCTCGATTCAGGGCAACGGCGGGATCGGCGGGCAGGGCGGGCCGAATAACTTTGGCGGCTCCGGAGGTCTCGCGGCCGGCGGCGACGTGAACTTCGAGGGCGGCGTCGCGATGAGCGGGATCGGAACGGCCGGGATGGGCGGCATCGGCGGCACGAACGCGCGGAGTGGCGCAGCGCCGGCGACGGCCGGCTATGGGTTCGGCGGCGGCGGCTACGGCTCGGGAACGAACGGGCCGAATCCGGCGGCGTCGGGCAAGGCCGGCGGCGTCCTCGTCTTCTACTACGAGGGGTGATCTATGGGGACGAGCGGGACTCTCACGATCTATCCGGCCGCGATGACGTTCAACGCGACCGCTTCGAACGGGTACGTCTCGCGCGTCTTCGTTCGTGCGAGTGAGTCGACGGTCGGCGGCGCTCCGATCCCCGCGGGCGCGATCATCGACCGCGTCGAAGTCGTGACGCCGATCTTCAACGTCGACGGGCCATTCGACGAGCAGGGCGTCGCGTGTCGCGTCTACCTCGGAACTCGGGCCGGGGGGCTCGACGGATTCGATCTCCCAGGCGGCGAGTGGACGTTCGACGAGCAGACGATCGAGTTCGCGCGATGGAACGTGACGCCGTTCTCACAGTCGGATTGGATCGCCGATCCGACGGTCGTCTATGAGGTCGATGCTACGGGAACGCAGGGTCCGACCGATGAAACCGCGTGGACGGATGACGCGGGAGTTGTGTACGTCTATTGGAGGAAAGCCGGGATGAAGACGAACTCGTCGGCGGTCTACGGGATCTCGAAGGTCGTCGGCGCGGCGGCGGCGATCTTCGGGAAAGCGAAGCGAGTTACGCTCGGCATGATCGGCGACTCGACGGTCGTCTTCCAGTCCTACGGGTGGGATGCGGGGTACACCCGAGCGGCCGAGCGGCTCGGGATTCCGATTTGGGGAACGCCGCTTCACGGTGCCGGCGAGTCGACGGGCGTCGGCTACTACTCGGTGTCCTCGCCGAATCCGCAAAACGGCGCGTATACCGGGCTCCCGTCCGAGTGGCAGAATTGGGCGCGGAACAAGTCCGGCGACTCCGGCGATCTCGGCGCCCTCTACAACTGGTTCTTCGTGTCGAATCAGGCCGGCGGCTACTTCGGCTTGTTCGTGAACGGGTTCGCGCCGTTCATCCGCGAGAATCTCCGGCTCAAGTTCTACTACGCGACGACGAACGCGACGACGGCCGGGTCTTCGATCCAGATCCGCACGCGCAAGCAAAATCCCGCGACGGTCGCGATCTACGTCCGCGTGTGGAACTTCGACTACGCGGCCGGCGGATCGTTCCGGCTCGTCCTCGGCGGCGTGGAGACCGCGGATATCGCTTGGTCCACGAATCGGACGACGCTCGCGGCGAACATTGTCGCGGCGGTGAACGCGACGCTTGGGATCGCAGACTCGACCGCGACGGTCGACGCGATGACGACGAACCATCCCGGCTATCTCGTCTTCACGGTCGGCCGGTCCTCGTCCGATCTCCCGACGCTCTCGCTCAATACCGGAGGTCTCACTCGCCGATACGCCGGGCGGCCGATCGAGTTCGCGGTCTCTCGCATCGCGCCGGGCGGCGCATACTCCACAATCGGGAGCGACGCGACGATCGACGCGGACCAAGCGGCGGGAGTCGCCGTCGCCAAATACTCGAAGGACATCGCGGCGAACGCGTCGCGAGACTACGACGTCGGGCTCATGCCGAACTTCGCAGGGACGACGGGCACGGGTCCGTTCCTCGGTCTCTTCCAAGCGGCCGAGTCGACCGATCGGCCGGCGGGCGTCGTGACGTGGCCGATTTGCGCGATCGGCGGCCAACCGACGAGGCTCCACGCGAGCCGGCTCATCGCGCAGACGGACGCCTTTCTCACCGAGGCGTTTCGGGCGGCGGCCGATCATGCGGGCTACGCGTCGCCGTCGCTCCATCCTTTGCCGATCTTGATCTTCGATGGTCTCAATGATAAAAACGACGGCGGGAACAACTCCGTCGGACCGTCGCCGGCGGCGTGCAATACGCGAGCCGGCGTCCTCGACAATCTGAAGGCGATCGCGAACCGGATCGACGGGATTTACGACGCGGCCGGATGGTCGAAGGCCAACCTTTGGTACATCGGCGTCGGTCCTCAGCCGACCGAGAGCGACGACTCGTCGATCACGTTCTATCGGAACGGTTGGCGCGACTTCGTCGATTGGCATCCGCGGGCGGCGTATATCGACCTCTCCAAACTTCACGGCGGCTTCTCGACGGACGTCGTCGAACTGGCGGGATGGAACGGGTCGAGCGACCTCAACCATCCACAGGCGGCCGGCTTCGATGAGTGGGCGTTCTACGCGCTCTCGTCGCTCCGCGACGCCGCGGCCGGCGGCGGCCGATCTCGTCTCACGATCGGAACGCGGGTCGGCGTCGTGTAAGATCTCTCATGCTGGCGCGATAGTGCGTCCGCGCGGAGGTCTCACCATGAAGCGGATTGGGAAGGGTTGGACGGCGCTCGCGGCGCTCTTCGCGTGCGTGGTTCTCGCGGTGTCGGTGCCGAGTTGCACAACGGGCGCCGAGGTCGCCGCGGAGCGAGCGGCGGCCGTCGAGCGACAGTCGGAGTTGAGTCGATCGGCGGACGACGCCGCGGCGACGATCGGCTCGCTCTCGAAGGCGATCGAGGATCTCCGCGCCGAGCAGGCGGACCTTGCGGCTCGTGCCGGCCGGCTCGATCCGGACGATCCGACCCGGGCAGCGACCGACGCCGCGATCGCGGCGATCCGGACGCGCGTCGAGTCGATGGACGTCTCGCTCCGGGCGGCGAGCGACGCCGAGGCGAAGGCGAGGGCCGCGGCCGCGGAGATCGGCCAACAGATCAAGGCGTCGGACGCGGCGCTCGCCGATACCTCGGTCGAGACGGGCGCGAGCGCCGCGGCGGAGGTCCTCTCGGTTTTCATTCCCGGGCTGGCGGCCGCGTCGCCGGCGATCGTCGGGCTCTATGCCGGATTCCGTCGGCGTGGCAACGCGAAGGCGGCGCTCGTGAAGACGGCGACGACCAAGTCGAGGGCGCTCGAAAAGGTCGTAAACTCGATTGACGCGGTGATCGCCGCGGCTCCGGCCGTCCGCGATGCTTTCAAGGATCCGGCTATCCGAGCGATGCTCGATCGGATCCAAACGCCGGAGGTGAAGGCGGAGGTCGATCGCATCCAAGGGAAGGCGACGGCGAAGACGGTCGAGGTCGAGCCGGCGAAGTGATTCGCGCGAGTTGATTCATCCGGCCGATGGAGGAAACTTCATCGGTCGTATTCCTAAACCACAAGGGGCCGCGGCGTATGTCTCAGGATCCGCATATGAAACCGAACGAACTGGATTCACGGGTTGCGGCGATCGAGGCGGACGTCTCCAATATCCGCGTCGGCTTCGACCGATTCCAGACGGACGTTCGCGGCGAGTTCGCGGCGCTCCGTCGCGACCTCATGTCGAACGGCCGAACGAATTGGGGATGGATCATCGCGGCGAGCGGCGTCGCGATCGCGCTCGTCGGCTCGATCGGCGCATCGTTTGTGCGGCCGCTCCAAGCCTTCGACGAGGCGGCGTCGGTTCGATTGAAGGCCGTCGAGGGCCGAGTCGACGAGGCGACGGACAGGGCGACACGAGCCGAGGAACGGCTCCGGGTGTACGCCGAGTTCGGACGGTTCCCGAATGAAAAACCCCCGACGCCGTGAGACGCCGGGGGCCAAGGAGAGAAGAGAATCCGCGATAGATGCTAGGCCGGCTTCGAGTAGTCGCTCACGGCTTGGAAGAGGCGGCCGAGGGCACGATCGCCGCGGACTCGCTCGGCGTTCGCGGCGCGGCCGGCCGGCGTCTCGTCCTCGTCGCTCCATCGGACGAGGGCGTCGAGCGAGAGCAAGGGAAACCAGACGGGCTTCCCGCGGCCGGCGGACGTCGTCTCGCCGATCTTCGGGAGCGGGTCCGTCGCGATCCACGCTCCGCGATGGACGCGGCCGGTCGGCTTGACGCCGACGAGGACGAGTCGCACGCCAACGGGCGCTAGGTTGTGGTGTCCGTAGTTGCTCGCGATCTTCCAATAGGTGCCGTTTCCGGCCGCGACGAGGGCGTCGAGCGTCGTCTCGCAGGTCCTCGCGTGGAGCGCGTTCGAGATGGCGACGCGTCGCTCGTCGAGCCGGCGGCGGAGTTCGGCGATCTCGGCGAAGTCGTCGAGCCGGCGGCGGAGTTCGGCGATCTCGGCGAAGTCGTCGAGCCGGGAGACCGCGGCGGCGATCCTCTTCGCGGCGGCCGACTTCACGGGTAGACGCTTGCGGGCTTTCATCGTTCGTTCCTTCCAAGTGTGCGCCGGCGACGGGCCGGCATCGAGGCGAAGCGCCGGCGGCCGGATCTCTCCGGCCGCGGCGTGGAGGTCAATACTCGCGGCGATCGACGGAGACGGGGGCGAGGACCGTCGCTTTCCTTCCGGAGTCGTCCTCGCTCACGGTGAAGACGTCGGCGTTGAAGAAGAATGAAAACTCGACGGCCGAGACGACGCCGGTCCGGAACGCGTTCACGTATTCATCGAACCACTTCACATGATCGCCAACCTTGGAAGTTCCGGAGATCGTCGCGGGAGTCGTGGTCTTCATCGTTCGATCCTCTCGACTTGGTCCGGGACAATTCCCGGACACGAGTAGTCTACTACATCGGGACTAGATGTCAAGGTATCGGCGTCGCGAATCCGGAACTTTCGGCCGAGGTCGAAAAATCTTCTAGTGCCGCTTGACGTAGTGCCGATATCGTGTATCATCATCTCGGGACCAATTCAATCGGAGGATAAACGATGCGGGTCATTTGCGAGCAGAAGTACCGGATGAAGAGACGGCGCAGGGATCACGGTTCAGGCTCTCGAACTCAAGGCCGGATTCGCGATCCGCGTCTATTGGCCGGCCGGCATGGATTCGGCTCCGACCGTTCGCCGGTTCGATACGAACGTCGACGCGATCGCCGGCTATCTCGCCGCGTGCGGCGACGTCGAGCGGCGATACGGCGGCTCGCCGGTCAAGGCCGCGTGAAGATCGTTCCTCCGATGCGGCGGCCGCTTGACGGCGATCGCCGCGTCTTCCGACTTGACGACTCGTCCCGATCCCGGTACGCTCCGGCGTCGGGACGTTCCGACGAAGGGACCAAGGGAAGGAATCCACCAATGGCAAAGGCGAAGGGATCTCGATTCAGCGCCGAGACACGCGCGAAGATCGCAGCAAAGGCGAGGGAACGCGAGGCGAACAAGCGGGCGCTTCGGGCGGCCGAGTCGCTCCGGCCGACGGAGGGATCCGTCTCCGTCGAGGTTCGCGACGGGACCTCGGGCAAGTCCAAGGGATCGGCGACGCTCACGGCGACGAGCGGCACGGCCGCGGAGGTCGTCGGCGTGGCCTCGAAGATCTTCGAGCCGGCGGCCGGCCGCGCGACCGTGATCCCGACGCCGAACTTCTCGCCGCAAGCGCGGCGATCACTGGCCAAACTCCACGCCGAGCGGGTCGCGGCGATCGAGGCCGCGGAGACGGCGAAAGCCGAGGCGAAAGCCTACCGGGAGTCCCTCGTCGCACAGATTGACGAGCGGGAGACGGTCCTCGCGCGTTGCGTCGTGTCGCCGGGCGTCGCGGAGTTCTCTCCCGGGAACTCGGCCGCGATCGTCTCGATCTCGAAGACGATCGAGGACCTCCATCGTCGGATCGCGGCGCTCCGTGAGACGTACAAACTCAACCGGCTACGCGCGTCCGAGGCGCTCGCCCATATCGACCAGATCGTCGCCGGCGAGAGTCCCGAGGGGACGATCTTCGCCGACGCCGCGGATCGGAAAGCGGGCGGCCGATGATCTCCGACGCTCTACTCGCTCAGGCGGCCGCGACGCTCGACAAGTGCGCCGCGACGCTCCGTCGCGTCTCGCGTGGATCTCCCGGGCTCGCGAGCGCCCAAGTCGCGGCGGAGATCGCCGGCGTCGCCGACCTCATCCGGCCAGCGCCGACAGGCGACGTCCCTCTCGTCCGGCTTGGGCAGGGCGAGTACGCTCGCGACCTCTATCCCGCAGATCTCACAAGGAACCATGTCTAATGGCTCGACCTCGCAAGTCTCAACCCTCCGGCACAATCCGCGACGCGATCCGTCGGGAGATCGAGCGTCGCGGACTCACGGGCTACCGGCTCGTCCAGATGCTCGAAGGCCGCGTCTCACGGACGGCCGTATACCGATTCCTCTCGACCGACGGCGCGACGATGGACGTCCGCACGGCCGAAGCGTTCCTCGAAGTCCTCGACCTCGGCGTCGTGCCGGGCAAGTAAGCAAACCCTCGGGAGTCTCGACCTATGGCAGACGGCAACTCGAAGCCGGCGGATATCTCTTCGCCGATGCGGATCGTCCGGCTCAGCGTGGAAGCGTTCAAGCGGCTATCGGCGGTCGATATCACGCCGGACAAGGACGCCGCGGTCGTCCGGATCACGGGGAAGAATGGGGCCGGGAAGTCGAGCGTCCTCGACGCGATCGAGGCGGCGCTCGCCGGCGGCCGGTCCATCCCGGAGCGGCCGATCCGCGCCGGCTACCACAAGGCGACGGTCGTCGTCGACCTCGACGGGCTCGTCGTCGAGCGGACGTTCACCAAGAGCGGCGGGGCGCTCATCGTCAAGTCGAAGGATGGGACGCGGCTCGGCTCGCCTCAAGCCGTCCTCGATCGGCTCTACGGGTCGCTCTCTTTCGACCCGGTCGCGTTCGTCCGGATGCGGCCGCGGGAGCAAGCCGAGGCGCTCAAGGCCGCGGCGGGCTTGACGGAGACGCTCCGGGCGCTCGAAGCCGAGCGAGAGGCAGCGGGCAAGTCGCGGACCGAGGCGAGGACGCGGACGGCCGACGCCGAGCGCCGGCTCGCGAAGTTGGGGCCGACGATGCCGGACGGTCCGGACGCCGAGACGTCGATCGACGAGATCGCCGCGAAGTATCGCGAGGCGAACGACGTCCTCCGCGCGCAGGCTCGCGACAGGAACGAACTCGAAGACGCGAAGAGGGAGGTATCGGACCTCGTCGTCCGTCGCGACAAGGTCTCGCGGGAGATCGGCGACCTCGAAGCGAGGCTCTCGGCGCTCATGGCGCTTCGCGATTCTCTCGCCGGAGACATCAAGGCAAGGGCGGAGATCGTCGGCGCCAAGTCGCAGATCATCGCGGCGCACGTCGAGCCGGACCTCGAAGCGATCAAGGCCGAGGGGAACTCGATCGAGGCCAGCAACGCGGCGGCGCGGGCGCGGGCGGCGTGGCGGAAGACGGCCGACGAAGTGAACGCGGCGCGCGAGGCCGAGTCTCTCGCCGTCCGCGTCTACGACGCGAAGTCGGCCGACATCTCCAACGCGATCGCCGCGGCGAGGTATCCGATCGCCGGGCTCGCCGTGACGGACGACGGGATCACGCTCGACGGGCTCCCGTTCTCGCAAGCGAGCAACGCGGCGCAACTCCGGGCGGCCGTCGCGATCGGGCTCGCCTCGCGGCCGTCGCTCCGCGTGGTCCTCGTCCGCGAGGGGTCGCTTCTCGACGAGGACGGCGTCGCCGAACTCGCCAAGGTCGCGGCCGACTTCGGCGCTCAGGTTTGGATCGAAGAGGTTACGAACGGCGAGGCGGTCGGAATCAAGATCGAGGACGGCCAAGTCGCGGCACAGTGAACGCGCCAACCTCGGCGCGGAAAGGAACGGAACCGATGGGTACGAAGTTCAGCGGTCACAGCGACGACGTGATCGTCGTCGAGTCGAAGGGCGAGTCGGACGAGTTCTATCTCGGGAAGGGAGATCGCCAGCATCTCATCCTTCCCGGCGGCGCGGTCGTCCTCGCGACGTTCGGCGCTCGCGACGGCGAGGCGTGGAACTTCACGCTCGCGAAGGGGCCGGACGACGGATCGACGCTCAGGGTCGACATCCAAGGTCCGGACGAGGACGGCGATCGCTCGCTTGAGATTGTCGACGTCGACATCGACCTCGACCTCATCCGCACGAGCGACCAAGCCGGCGAGCCGAGCGACAGATTCGTCGCCGAGAAACTCGCAGACATGGCCGAGGACCTCGAAAGAGACCTTCGCAACGAAGACTCGCCGTTCCTTCGCGAGTTCTACAACTTCATTGCGAAGCGGCGTCCGAAGTGGCTCTCTTGATCTCTCCCCCTCGCCGGCCAGCGGGAACGCGGTCGGCGGGATTCGCTCCACGATGAGCGGGAAGGAATGGGAACGATGGAACGGCGCGCAGTGGTTCGTTGGACGGATCCGGTTACGGGTGTTGAGTTCACGCAAGAGGCGGAGCGGCTCATCGACGCCGCGAGTTTGCTCGACGACGTGATGAGAGATATCCGCAAGTCGCGAGAGACGCGGAAGCCGGCGGAGGTCGAGCCGACGTCGTCGGCGAGCGTCCCGGTCGCGATTGCGGCGATCATTTGGCGGAGTTCGGACCTCGCCGACGAGAGTCGATATCTCCAATTCCTCGACTACAGCGTGAAACCGCCAAGGGCGAGCGCGAAGATCTACGAGATCTCGGCTTCGATGCGTTCAACCGGGACGGATGGCATCGGTCCGATGATCCTCGTCGTCGAGGGGACTCTCTACGTCGTGACGCGTTGCGCTTTCGACGCGAACGGCCACCGCTTCGACGGGAATCAGGGCACGGGCCGCGAGGTCGCGATCGTCCATCTCGTGAAGTACCGGAGGGCCGAGGGGTGAGAGCATCCGTCACGCTCGACCGCGGCCGCGTCGCCGTCGTCTCCGACTTCGACTATGCCGACGCTTGCAAGCGAGCGCCAACGCGCGAGTGGGATCCACGCAACAAGCGATGGCTCTACGACGCGACGCCGTGGGCCGTCCATCGGCTCGTGTGCGAACTCGAAGCGGTCGGCGGCGAGATCTCCGTCGCGGACGACGTCTCGATCATCCGGTCGTATGCGATTCCCGTCGCGTCGATCATCGAGTCGATGGTCTCGTCGGGCGCGGAGATCCACAAGCCGAGGCGGTCGCGGTTCCGGCCGTGGGCGCACCAGTTCACGGGCTCGACGCTCATCCGCTCTCTTCGCTCGGTCTATCTCGCGTGGGAGATGGGGACGGGAAAGACGAAGGCCGTCGTCGACGCCGTCGGCGATCTCGCCGAGCCGGGCGTCTTCGTCCCGGTCCTCATCCTCGCGCCGGCGAGCGTGGTCGACGTTTGGGATCGCGAGTTCCCCAAGCATCTAGAGGACCTCTCCGGGATCGAGGTCGTCGCGACGCAGTCGCGGGACACGGTCGCGAAGCGGACGGCCAAGGCTCGCGCGGCATACGAGCGGGCGGCCGCGGCCGGCTCGTGCGTCGTCGTCGTCACGAACTACGAGAGTTTCGCGCTCGACTCGTCGCCGATGCTCGCGTGGGCGCCCTCGGTCCGATGGTCGCTCTTGACGGCCGACGAGGCGCATCGGCTATCCACGCCGAGCGCGAAGACGACGCGGGCGATCACGAACAAACTCGCGCCGCGGGCGTCGCGCGTCGTATTCCTCTCCGGTACGCCGATGCGGAACTCGCCGCTCGACCTCTACTCGCAATGCAAGATCATCGACCCGGGGATCTTCGGATCCAATCAGCGGCAATTCCTCGAACGCTACGCCGTCCTCGACTTTTTCGGGAACGTCGTCGGGCTCGCGAATGAGTCGGAACTCGCCGCGACGTTCGCCGTCGTGGCGCATCGGGTCGATAAGCGGAAGGTCCTTGACTTGCCTCCCGTGACGATTCAGGCTCGCCGCTTCGACCTCTCGCCGGCGGCTCGCAAGGTCTACGACGAGTTCGAGGACAAACTACTCGTCGAGATCGAGTCCGGAACGCTCGACGCTTCGAACACGCTTGTTCATCTCTTGCGGCTCCAACAGATCACGGGCGGGCACGTCCCGGTTATCCGCGACGGCGTCGAGGTCGTGACGAAAGTCGACGACGGGAAAGCGAACGCGCTCGCGGAGTTCGTCGACGAGATCGCGCCGAGCGAGCCGGTCGTCGTCTTCGCACGGTTCCGGAAGGATCTCGACACGATCGCCGAGATCGCAAAGGCCGACGGCCGGCGGTGCTTCGAGTTGAGCGGCCGAACGAACGAACTTCGGGCGTGGCAGGATGACACGAGAGGGAGCGTCCTCGCCGTCCAGATCCAAGCCGGCGGGATCGGCGTCGATCTCACGCGGGCGGCGTTTGGCGGGTTCTACTCCGTCGGGTTCTCGCTCGCGGAGTACGAACAGGCAACGGCGCGGCTAGATCGGCCGGGGCAGACTCGACCCGTCTCGCTTGTGAACTTCATCGCGCGAGACACGGTCGACGAGGCGGTCTTCGGCTCGATCGCGAAAAAGGGAAAGACGGTCGACGACGTGATCGACGTTCTCAGGAGTGGCAAGCGATGAACACGCTCGTCCGTCACGTCGGCGGCGGCCGCTTCGAGATCGTCCGCACACTCACGCAAAGCGAGGCGGCGGCGCTACTGAAGGTCACGCGACAGGCGGTCGCGATGGCCGAGACGAGGGCGCTCCGGAAGATCCTCCGATCGCTCGCGAAGCATCCCGGCGCGTCGCCGATCGTTCTCCACTCACTCAGGAACTACGACCCATGCCAAGCGGTGAAGTATCGTCGCGAGGAATCAAGAGCGGCGCGGGAACTCTTGCGGAGTTCCTACTCGTCCTCGCGCGGCGTCGAGTTGCGATCCTCGCGACCGACGGCGGGTTTGCGGACGCCGAGGTCCTCCGGCGGCTCGTCCGCGCCAAGGCAGAGTTCGGCGCGTCGCTCGTCGTCTTCGGACCTCGCCGGCCGATCTACCTCTTCACCATCGAGCGAGACTCGATCCACGCCGAGACGCTCGAAGCGATCATCGCGGCCGGCGGCGAGTCCATGAATGAGATCCGAGCGACCGACGGGATCCCGGTCGCAATCTCTCGATCACTGTCAAACGCCGAGGCGATGGTCGCGCTCGGTTGGGCTCGTGAACTTCACTCAATTTCGAAGGAGCGTCTCCCATGAATCGACTCGTTCACTTCCACGCGACGGCCGGCCGCGAGCCGGGCAAGGGCTTGGAGCAACGGCCAAACCTCTACGCGAGAACTCTCTCGCCGAGGGTCGTTGAAGTCCCGATCATCTACCAGAATCAGCCGGGATGCCTTCCGCACACTTGGCAGCGTGGCGACGGGACGACCGCGGTCGAGATCGCGTCGACGTGGGACGCGCCGACGGTCGACATCAATGCGACGGCTGTCAAGATGGGCCGATGGGCTCGCGAGCGATGGGCGAAGTTCGTCGGGTACGTGTGCCTGAATATCGAGTCGATTCCGCTCGACTCCGATGGCGCTCGCGAGTTCTGGACTCACGTCCTCGCGTCGCTCCGCGCCGAGTGTCCCGGCGTGAAGTGGGGCTTCTACGACCGACCCGATCTTCCGGACCTCGTCGACTTCTATGCGCCGTCGATCTATCTCAACAAGTTTGTGCGGCCGGATGCCTCGCTCATCATGCCGAACGAGCATGAGATGGGGATCTCAGAGTACCGACGCCGAGTCGCCGAGCGACTCTCGCAGTTCTCGCGGAAGAAGCCGACGCTCATCTTCGCCGCGACCAAGGTCTTCGGCGGCGATCATGCCGGCGGGTGGTGTAGTCGCTTCGAGATGCTCGCCCAAATGGAAGCGGCGCAGACTCACGCCGCGGACGGGCTCGTTTGGTGGATGTCCTTCCGCGATGAGACCGACTATCGCCGGCACATCTTCCTTGTGAACTGGGCGATCGGTCAAACGTCGCCGGTCTCGGCTTAGTGAATCAACCGACGCCGGCCGCGCTCGAAGGGGCGCGGCGGCAATTCACCACTAGCGCCCGAACGATCGGGCAGAGAGGAATCGGAACGATGGACATCAAGTGTGAAGCGTGCGCCCAATGCGGCGCGAAGTCGGGAGATACTCCAATTCATCCGTTCCCAATCGGACAGAGCGAGATCTTCCCGCTATGCCGCTCGTGCGCCGATCGCGCGTGTATGGCGTGGCCGGCATCAACGGAAGCCGAGCCGAACTCCGTCTCGGAGATCTCCCTCGACGCGATCCTCGTCGACCTCGGCGAGTTGGCGCTCCACGCCGGCGTTGCGCTCGACGAGGTCGCGAACCGTGTCCCTCTCACGAGCGAGACCGATACCGACGCGCTCGTCGATCACGCGATCACGATCGACGAACTCGCCGACGCTTACGAGGCGCTCGCGAAGCGGCTCAAGGAGCGAAAGGACGCCGTCGCGAAGAGGCTCGCCGATCGCTTCATCGAGGCGGGGACTCAGTCCGTCACGCGCAACGGGAAGACGCTCTACCTCGCCCGCGAATACTGGCCCGGGCCGGCGCACAAGGATCTTCTCCCTCCGGGCGTCGACGAGTCGAATCCGGACTACGCCGCGACCGTCGAGCAATGCCGGGCGGCCGCGAAGGATCGCCTCGTCCAAGCGCTCAAAGCGTCGGCGAACTACTCGCATCTCATCCAAGAGACGTTCAATTATCAGAGTCTCCGCGGCGCGTTCGCCGGCGCGGACGCTCCGCGCGACGACCTCGACGCGCCGATCGTCCCTCCGGAGTTCGAGAAGATCCTCTCGCTCAACCCTCGCGACGTCGTCCGTTTGCGCGCCGCGACCGTGAAGCGCCGGCGATAAGTGTCGCCGGCTCGTGTACGCTCTCACTCACTCACTCTCATTCATGGAAGGAAGGCATCTATGGCCGGTGAACTGGCAACGATCCCCAAAGGGGAGTACGCGCTCTCGACGATGGCGGTCGACGAACTGAAGAGCATCGTCGCGGACAATCTCGGAGCGAACGACGCTTTCAGCGAGGGCGATCTCGCAAGATTCAAGGTCCCGAGCGGCGACTCGCCGGCGTTCGGGCTCACCCGACAGGACGGAACGAAGGACGCCGTGAAGGTGATCCGCGGCGTCGTCGTCGCGCATCTCCCGCGGCGGCGCTACTACGAGAAGCCGGCGTCCGAGCAGAACGGAGTCCCTCCGGATTGCCAGTCGCCGGACGGCATCCGCGGCGAGGGCACGATCGCGCGGCAGCACGGCGGCCAGTGCGAGGCGTGTCCAATGGCGCAGTTCGGCACGTCGCGAGGGAAGGACGGGCAACCGGGCCGCGGTCAAGCGTGCCAGCAACGCCGGGCGCTCTTCATCGTCTCGACGGGCGAGATCCTTCCGACGATCTTGGAACTCCCTCCGACCTCGCTCGGGACGTGGAAGACGTACCTCGCTTCGCTCATCTCCGCGCGGCTCTCGATCTCGGCCGTCGAGACCGAGATCACGATCAAGACGGAGCGGTCGAAGGGCGGACAGGAATACGCCGAGTGTCAATTCAAGATCGCGCGCAAACTCGACCCGGCCGACGCCGCGTCGATGCGGGAGTTCGGCGCGATCTTCGCGAAGACGTTCACGCGGCGGCCGGTCTCCACGCCAACGCCGGCGGCCGTCACGGTGAACGGAGCGCCGGCCGGCGCCCGCGAGGTCGTCGACACTCAGGCGGCCGCGTCCAAGCCGGCCGAGACGAAGCCTCGCGTCGAGCCTCCGGGATGGGCAACCGGAGCGCCGGCGGCGAAGACGACCGAGACCAAGCCGGCGGACGCGAAGCCGGCGGGATGATCCATCGTTCCTTCCTCCACCGTCCGTCGCTTGCGGTGCCGGCCGGGCTTGTATCTCCAAGGGAAGGGACGCGGCGTTATGGACGACTCGGCGCGGCAACTACGGGCGCTCTTCGAGGGCGGGCTCGACGATGGGCTTCGATATCTCGTGTGCCAGCGATCAAACTTCGCCGGCCGATGGTTCGACTCGATCGAGGCCGGTGCGTCGCACGCCGAGCGGATCGCGCCGAGCGACGACGTGTACGTCGGCGTGGGCATGCGCCGCACGCTCCCGCCCGAGGGCTCTCGCGGGCTCGCCGACGAGATCGACGCGATTCCGGGCGTATGGGCCGACCTCGACGTCGCCGGCGACGGGCACAAGAAGGCCGGGCTCCCGGAGTCTTTCGACGAGGCTCGCTCGATCGTCGACGAGGTCGGTCTCCGGCCGTCGCTCGTCGTCATGTCCGGGCATGGGCTCCAAGCCTACTGGCTCTTTCCCGAGGCGTGGATCTTCACCGACGCCGAGGACCGTCGCAAGGCGGCCGAGTTCTCGAAGCGGTTCGCCGCGACGGTCCGCGCCGTCGCCAAGCGCCGCGGCCGCGTGGTCGACTCGGTCTTCGATCTTGCTCGCGTCCTCCGTCTCGCCGGCACGTTCAATCACAAGGGGGGCGGCAAGGTCCCGACGCGCATCGTTGCCGAGGGGCCGCGGGTCGCGGTCGACGACCTCGACGAGATCCTCATCGCGCCCGAGTTCATTCCCGGCGACGACGGTAAGCCTCGCGTCCAGTTCGACGTTGCGCATCTCATCCTCGCCGAGTCGCGTCGACCTCCGAGCGACGCTCTTGTCGCACTACTCACGAATCACGATCGCGCCAAGGCGACGTGGAACAAACAGCGGACGGACTTCGCCGATCAATCTCCCTCGACCTACGACTTCTCGCTCGCCGTTCTCGGCGCGAAGTTCGGATGGACGGACCAAGAGATCGCCGACCTCTTGATCTCGTGGCGCGTCCGTCACGGGATCGAGATCAAGTCCCAGCGTGGCGCGATCCGGCTCGACTACTACCAGCGCACGATTGCCAACGCGCGCCACAAGGTCGCGACCGAACTCGCGGCGAATCCCTACTCGGCCGAGGTCGAGGCCGCGCCTCTCGTCGGTCAGGATGGCAAGCCGGCGAGCGACGACGCGCGGTCGAAGATCATCGACCGCGTCCGATGGGTCTTCGATCTCCCGGTCGCGCGCGTGGTCCAGTTCGGACGCGGCGAGGAGTCGGTCTATTCACTCATCCTCGACGGCGGCGACTCGATCTCTCTCGGGAACGCGTCGACGCTCGACTCGCAGAAGTCGCTTCGTACCAAGTTGATCCCGGTCGCGCGCACGCTCCCGAAGCGGCTCAAGGCGCAATCGTGGGACAAGTTCCTCCGCGAGTTGCTCTCGGTCGTCGAGGTCGTCGATAACGCCGAGTCCGGGCGCTCGGCCATGTTCGCGGCGCTCTTGACGGAGTATCTCGTCGCGAAGTCCTCGATCCTCCGGGAAGCCGATTGGACGCGCGCCGTCGCGACGGGCGATCCGTTCGTCCGCGACGGCCGGCTCCATCTCGCGACCGTGAACGTCGAGGCGTGGGCCAAGTTCCACTACACGCGCAAGGTTGACGCGGCGAGCCTTTGGACGGACCTCGCCTCGTGGGGGTTCGTGAACGAAGCGGAGAGCGTCCGTCTCGGCGGCCGGAAGTTCGGCCGGCGCTATTGGAGCGCCGCGATCGACGACCTCGTCTCCCGGAACGGGTTCACGCTCCCGCTACTCGCCGATCCGACGGGCGAGGCGGCGGCTAGAAGGGCTCAGGACGGGCCGGCGTCCTAGGGGCACCGATGGCAGGGTCGCGGGGTCGATCGTGGCGGAGCGTGGCGGCTTGGCAGGGCGGCGGGGCAAGGGAAGGGCGTCGACGATGGGCACCGAACCACAACGCGAGACCGATCGCGGACCGTACCAATCCGGACGGCCGTATCGGGTGCCAGCGCGTGCCAGCGCTTGCCAGCGCTATACGTGGGGGGGGGGCGCTGGCGGCTTTTTCCGCATTGGGAGCGTCCTATCGCGGTTTTTTGGCCAAGTGCCAGCGCGGAAGCGCCTTTTCGCGAGGATTGATTTCGAAACCGACCTCGACAAAAAAGGGCGCTGGCAGCGCTGGCAGGGGCGGTTTTGCACAGGCTATCGGCTTTGTTCACAAGCGGTTACGGGTGCCAGCGCTCAACGCGTTTTTGGGCGCTGGCGGGCGCTGGCAGCGCTGGCGTTTCAGATACTTCTAGATACATACTCGGAGGGCGTTCGGTGGATTCTGTCTATCGCGGTCAATACGGCGTGATCGGGCCACCCGGAACGGGGAAGACGACGTTCCTCGCTCGCCAAGTCTCCGAGATCGTCTCTCGGATCGGCGAGCGACACGACGGCGGCTCGCCGGTCCTCGTCTCGTCGCTCACGAGGACGGCCGCGGCGGAAGTCGCCGGCCGGGATCTCCCGCTACCGAAGGCGGCCGTCGGGACGCTCCACGCGCACGCGTTCCGGGCGCTCGATCGGCCGGAGATCGCGACGGGCTCGGCGCTGGCAGACTGGAACGGGTTCGCGCCCGAGTGGGCGGTCTCCGAGGGCGTCGAGCGTGAAGACGCCGACGATCTCACGGTCGACGATCTCGGCGGCTCGTCCTCTACGCGAGGCGACGTCGTCCGGTCGGCTTACGACCTCGTCCGGCATCGACTCACGCCGGAGGACGTCTATACCTCGCCGGACTTCTACGTCGGCGACGTGTGCGGCTCCGACATCGCGGCGTTCGCCGAGACCTACAACGCGTGGAAGGATCGGACGGGGCTCTTCGACTTTACCGACCTCATCTCCGGCGCTCAGGCCGTCCGACCTCCGCTCGATCCCGACGTGATCGTCGTCGACGAGGTCCAAGATCTCTCGGCGCTTGAGTGGGAACTCGTCCGGACGTGGAGCGAGGGCCGCGCCTTGATCGCCGTCGGCGACCCGTGGCAGTCGCTCTATACGTGGCGCGGCGCGCATCCGGAACTCTTCGACGACGTCCCGCGGGATCGGCTCCGCGTCCTCTCGCAGTCCTACCGGGTGCCGGCGTCGATCGTCGCGACGGCGCTCGCTTGGATGCGGGGCAAGATCAAGGTCGCGGCGGACCTCGTCTATCACGGCCGGCGAGCGCCGGACGGCGAACTCGTCCGCGGCTCGATCTCATTCAACGATCGCTACACGCCGAGCGCCGTCGATCCGATGCTCGCCGAGATCGCCGACAAACTCGCCGAGGGACGCTCGGTCATGGTCGCGGCGACGTGCGGCTATATGCTCGCGCCGCTCTTGGCGCGGACGAGGGCGCTCGGGATCCCGTTCTCGAATCCATGGCGCACCAAGCGCGGCGATTGGAATCCGCTCGCGTCGAGGGGAAACACGGCGCTCGACAAAATCTCGGCGCTACTCGCTCCCGCGGTTCACGGCCGCTTGTGGACGTGGCGCGAACTGGCGACGTGGCTCCCATACGTCCGCTCGTCGATGAAGGACGGGACGCGCATCCTCTCGCACGGCGCGAAGGCGTCGCTCGAAGACAAGGCCAAGCGGATACCCGACGAACTGGCGACGTCGATCGAGGTCGCGGGGATGATCCTCGACCCGTCTCTCTGGGCGCTCGTCGACTCCACGCGAGGACGCGGGCGCACGGCCGACGTCGTCGAGGCGGCGTTCTCTTGGCTCCGTCCTCGCCTACTCGACGCGTCGTCGAAGTCGATCGACTACGCGCGCCTTGTCCTCGGCGGCCGCTTCGCCGGCGACGCGAAGAGTCCGCGGCTCTATATCGGGACGGTCCACAGTTTCAAGGGTGCCGAGGCCGACGACGTCTATCTCTTCACCGAACTACCTCCCAAGGCTCGCGAGGCGTTCGAGGTCGGCCGGCTCGACGAGATCGAGAGCGTCGCGCGCACGTTCTACGTCGGGCTCACTCGGGCGAGGCATAGTGTTACCGTGTGCGGAACGTCCTCGTCGTCGGAACGATCAAATAGGCCGATGCTCCGCTACATCGAACACGCGGCGCACGTCGCAGGAGTGGCATAGATGAGAGAGTCGGCCAAGGTCGCGAAGTTGCGGAAGATCATCGGGTCGCGAGCGATCGTCTACAAAAACACGGGCGGGCCGTTCGCCAAGCGCGGACGACCCGATATCGAGGTCGTCTTCGATCATCGCGACACGGGCGCGAACGTCGTCGCGTTCGTCGAGTTGAAGCAACCGGGCGAGCATCCCTCGCCGGCGCAACTCCGCGAGATCGCGGCGCTCAAGGCCAAGCGTGCGAACGTGGCGTGGTTTACCAGCGTCGAGGACACGCTCGACTATCTCCGAGGGCTCGGTCTATGAGTTTCGACCTCCGTCTCGCCGATTGCTTCGACGGTCTCCCGACGCTCGCCGATAAAAGCGTCGACGCCGTGATAACCGACCCTCCGTATTCATCCGGCGGCATGTTCCGCAGCGATCGAGGGAAGTCCGTCCTCGAAAAGTACGGAGACGCGCGGACGACGAACACGATGGACTTCACGGGCGATTGCATGGATGCCCGAGCGTGGACTCACTTCACGCGGCTATGGCTCCGCGAGTGCTATCGAGCGCTCCGGCCGGCCGGCTACGTCCTCGTCTTCACCGATTGGCGGCAACTCCCGGGCTTGACGGACGTCCTCCAAATGGCCGGCTTCACTTGGAGAGGCGTCGTCGTGTGGGACAAGGGAGAGACGGCGAAACTTCCCCACTTGGGCTATTTCCGGCATCAGTCCGAGTTCGTCGTATGGGGAACGCGCGGCGCTCTCCCGGCGGACAACACTCCCGGAAAGAAGGCGCTCCCGGGCGTGATCCGATGCTCGTCGATGATCCCGAACCGGATCCATCCGACCGAAAAACCGCTAAAACTCATGCGCGAACTCATCCGGTGCGTCGACGAGGGCTCGCTCGTCGTCGACCCGTTCGCCGGCGCCGCGTCGACAGGGATCGCGTGCGTCGAGACGTCGAGACGCTTCGTCGGCTTCGAGATCGACCCAACCCACTACGCGACCTCGATCAAGCGGAACGCCGAACTCGCTCCGCTACTCCGGACCGAGGACGCGCCCAATCCCGACGGCGTCGCGTGCGCCGTGTGTCGCTCGACGGTCGGCGTTCGTCGATGCGGATCGCTCCCCTATTGCGCCAAGTGCGCCGGAGGTGCCTCGTGAGTCTCGCCAACGTGATCCGCTCGATCTTCGAGGCGGTCGGCTATTGGTCGCTTCGTCGGGCTCGTGTCTCTCGCGGCGTCGCCTCGGCGAACGTGAATCCCAATCCGTCGCCGTCGACTCGACCTCCGATCGTCGTCACGCATCCACCGCGAGCGAGGATCTTCGGGACGTTCCTCTATTGCGGCCGGTGTCGATGCGACACGTACAGCGTGCCGGGGACGCGGACTTGTCGCCATTGTGGAGAGCGCCGGCCATGATCCCCGACACGAAAGAGGAACGCGCCGAACTCGAAGACGCGATCGCCCGAGAGTTCGCCGGCGCGTGGTACGGCGTCGACCCGAGCAAGGCTTGGGGCCATTGCGTACACGAGCCGGCACGAGCGAAGATCCGCGAGGCAGCGGCTAAGGTCCTCCGGCTCGTCGCTCACTTCGAGCCGGGCAAACTCGCGGAGAGCGTCGGCGCGTCGTGTCGACGTGTCGAGTACGGGACGGACGACGTCTCGGATCTATTCAGAGGAAAGAGCGATGAAAAAGCGTCCACTCACAAAGGCTCAGCGGGAAGTGATGAAGACGATCGCGGCGGCGGGGAAGCGTGGGATATCCCGGTCTGAACTCCACAGGATCCAGCGTCCATTCGTGATCGACGGGATCATCTCACGAGGACACGCCGTCGAGCGACGCGGGATCGTGTTTGCACGCGCCGCGAAGTCGATCGAGGAATCTACCGCGGAGAGTCCTCGCGTATAGGATGAGTGCGGATTCACGGGCGAGCGTCTCGCCCATTGTGGAAACTCGGAGGCTTTCATCATGGCGACACTCAGCCCAGCATCCCCAGCGATCACGGGAACGACCTTCACGCCGGCCAGCGCCGGAGGTTCCGGCGACCAATTCGCCAACCTTCGAGGGACGGCGATGCTCTACGTCAAGAATGGGAGCGGTGCCTCGATCAACGTCACGCTCGCGGCTCAGACGACCGCGAGGCCGGCCGACGGGATCTATCCGGCGCAAACCGTGGGGAACCAAGTCGTCGCCGTCGCCGCGGGCGCCGAGAAGATCATCGGGCCGATTCCGGCGGCGTTCAACGATGGCAACGGCAACGTGCAGGTCACGTACAGCAGCGCGACGAGCGTTACCGTCGCGGTGATCCAACCGTCCGCGGCGTAAGCGATCCACCCCCACCACTCGGCCGCGGGAGCGAACGGACTCGCTCCCGTGTGCCGATTGAATCTCACCCATGCCGACCCGTCCTCGTCCATCGTGTAAGTTCCCGGGATGCGCCCAGCGTGCGGGCGCGTCCTCGTGCTATTGCGAGGCGCACGAGGCCAAGCGTCCGGGGAAGCGGAAAGCGTTCGCGGATCGGGTCGGCTCCGCTCACTCACGCGGTTACGGTGCGGATTGGCGTCGGCTTCGAGGATGGATCCTCCGACGCTCGCCACTCTGCGCCGTTTGCGCACGAGAGGCGACGCAAGTCGATCACATCGTCCCAAAGGCTCAGGGGGGCGAGGACGTCGAGAGCAACCTCCAAGCCTTGTGCGATGAGTGTCACGCGACGAAGACGGGTCGCGAGGGCGGCGCGGCCGCGGCGGAGTCGCGGCGCGGGCGGGGTGCCACCCTGTCAGGCGACGACCGAACGAGCACCGACCAGACACCCCCGGATATGGGGGGGTCTCATAGTCGGGGCGCGCCGTAGGGACAGATCGGAAGAGCGTCGTGTAG